AACGCGGCCAAGAACCAAGAACGCATTGATGCGATGGGACAATTGAAAGTTCGCGGCATCAAGACGTTCGCATCCGTTGAACCAATCGTTGACCTTGAAGCATCATGGAAAATGATTTGGGAAACGCGGGGACGTTGCGACCTTTACAAAATCGGCTTGATGTCCGGGAAAAAACAGAACGTCAACCCGTTCGACCTTGAAAAGTTCGTGTATGAAGTCATTGGCATGGTCAACAACTATCGCGCCAAGGTCTATTTCAAGGAAAGCATCTTCAAGCACTTGTCATGGTCGAAGTCGGCATTCATTGCGAAATATGACGGGTGTGTCGATTCTGATTACAACATTTTTGAACCTACAAACAGCAAATGACAATGATGAATTACAACGAATATTCCAAGAAAGCCCATCGAATCGCCGTGAATCACGGCTTTTGGGATGCAAGGGTATCAAACGAACATTGCTTGATGCTCACATGTACAGAGATAGCGGAAATCATCGAAGCAGACCGAAAGAACCGCCATGCAAGGATTGGCATGTTTGAACACGCCTTGAAAGACGGTGAATCCTATGAAGCCATATTTGAAGAATACATCAAGGACACCATCGAAGATGAATTTGCCGACACATTCATTCGCCTTTGCGACCTTGCCGGGGAACTTGAAATCGACTTTGACAAGTTGAACCCGTGCAACTATCACCGTGCGTTCGACCGATTCACCATGACCGAAAACGCCTTTGGACTAATCAAGGGATTGTCAAAGGGGCAAATCAGCATTTGCAAGCGCATTCAATTTGGTCTTGACTACATCACCAATTGGGCGAAATCGCAGAACATCAACTTTGAATGGCATGTCCGGCACAAGATGAAGTACAACGAAAGCCGCCCGGCGAAGCACGGAAAGAAATATTGATGAAAAACGATGCACTTGCATTGCATTTGCAATCCATTTGCAATGCACTTGCATCAAAAACAAAGCGATTTATCATCTATGAATGCGAAATGTGAAGCAATGGTCGATGGTGTATTGACCGAATATCACTACAACGGCAAGGAAAAAACCTTGGCCGTATATGAGAACAAACAGCATGTCCGAACCTTGACGGGTGACGAAGCGGTCAAGACGTGGCATGAAGTAATCGAATAATAATAACCCCTAAAAATCAAACATCATGTTCAAAATTGAAATCATTGGAAACATCGGGCAAGATGCCCGCGTTTATGACACCAACGGAAACAAGTTCGTGTCTTTCACCGTTGCCCATTCGGACAAATGGGTTGACAATCAGAATGTCGAACACAAAGAAACGACATGGTTCAGTTGTACGATGAACGGCGATGGCGGCGGATTGCTGCAACACCTCAAAGCCGGAAAGCAAGTCTTTGTCCGGGGTGACGGCAAGATGAAGTTGTACGAAGATAGAGACCATCGGATGAATGCCGGATGTGACGTTCGTGTCCGCGAAATCCAACTGTGCGGCGGAAAGAAAGAAGATGATGACAGACCGTTCTAATTCCTTTGCGTATGTGTGAAAATTACAGAATCCGAAAGATTGTGTTCGATGCGAATGATGCCGGGACAATAGACAACCCGAATCCATATCACGAACCATTGTATGTGACACGTTACTTGGTGCAAGTTCGCGGTTTTCTTTGGTGGCACACGGTCAAGGTGTTCAAGAAGATTCGCCCGGCTGCAAGGTTGTTGCACTTTTTAAGGCACAAGGACAATGATTGAATTTCCATCGTTCAAGAAGCCGGACGCGATTGTCGCCGTTGACCCGGATGTCACCAAGTCCGGCGTGTGCTTGCTGAACCCAAGCACGAAAGAATTGTCATCCGGGAAAATCGACTTTCCGACATTGCTTGAATGGGTCGCCGACATCATCAAGGCGGTTGATGACAAGTCAAAGATTGTCGTTGTCGTTGAAGCCGGATGGATGAATCAAAGCAATTGGCACTTGTCACGCGCCGATTCAAAGGCACAAGCAGCCGCCAAGGGTTACGATGTAGGCCGAAACCATGAAACGGGACACAAAATCGTTGAATGCTGCAAGCACATGGGCGTTCGTGTCGTTGAACATTTGCCATTGGTCAAGCATTGGAAAGGAAAAGACGGCAAGATAACACACGAAGAACTTGCATATTTCACGGGAATCACGAAGCGGACAAACCAAGATGAACGGGACGCGATTTTGCTTGCGTGGAACTTTGCAGGGCTACCAATCCGGGTGAAAGTTGGCCGTTGATGTTGAAAAGTCAAGCATAACTTTTGAAGTGAAAGGGGTGTATTATTGTAATACATCCCTTAACTTTGCCCCCAAAAATTGCAATTTTTAATTTCGAGATTATGAAACCAATTGATTTTCCGCAATCCACAAAGGTATTGCAAAGACCCGAAACGATGACCGATGCGGAATGCACATCGCTTCATGTTTGGAATGATGGCAAACAATGTATTTCGTGTTGGAAGCCGTCCGCATGGGAGAGAATAAAGATTCTTTTCGGGCAAAATTTATGGCTTGGCGTTTGTTCCGGCAAAACACAACCGCCCGTGTTCATTGCCGCCGAACCCGTTTTTGAGAAAGCCCCGGCAAAAGACAGAATCAAGGAGTGGTTCACCGACTTATGGGAAAACCTTGTTGCGATGTTCAAAAGCATCGTTTCAATGTCCCATGAAGCAGACAAACGCAAGCACTTCTTGGCCGGATTCATTATCGCCTTGGTTGTTGGCATCTTCATTCCCCTTGTTGGTGTCATCGCCGGACTTGTTGCCGCATTCCTCAAAGAATGGTGGGATTCAAAGGGTCATGGAACGGTTGAGTTGTACGACATCATCTTCACAGACCTTGGAACACTTGTCGCATTCCCGTTGGCATTCATTATTCACAATTTAATTTTCTGACGTATGAAAGAAATCGAAGTAAGATTCAAAGTTTATGTCGGCGAGTTTCCCGACACAAGATTGACAAAGAAGAACATCATCCGCAAGGTCGCAAGGCTTGGTGATAATATCCTTGATGATTTTGACGAAACAATCCATGACATCAAAGTCATTGAAGATGGAGAGGAACAAGACGTTGCAATCCCCAACACAATTTGATTATGGCAAAGATTATTGAAACGAATATTGAACAACTTATCCCGGATGACAAGAACTTCAACGAGGGAACGGAATACGGACAACACTTGATTGAAGAATCCTTGCGCAAGTTCGGCGCGGGTCGTTCCATCCTACTTGACAAGAACAACCGCATCATCGGCGGAAACAAGACAACCGAAAATTGTGTCAATGTCGGCATTGATGATGTCATCATCGTTGAGACTGACGGCACAAAGTTGGTCGCCGTGAAGCGAACGGACATTGACCTTGACAGCAAGCAAGGCCGCGAAATGGCACTTGCAGACAACGCAACGTCCGAAGCCAACTTGAAGTTCAACACCGACCTAATCATGCAAGAAGCGCAAAAGTTCGACTTTGACCCGCATGATTGGGGCGTTGACGTTGACAATGGCGAAGATGACAAGGGTGAAGAAAAGCAGGATGGCAAGAAAGTGATTTCAACCCGGTTGATTGTCGAATGCGGCGATGTGACCAAGTTGTCATTGCTGTTTTCGGAACTTCAAGACCGGGGTTTCAAATGTGAGTTGAAAGAATAACGATGCAATTGCATTGCACTTGCACGAATTGCACAAGAATAAAAAGCACCAAAAATGGCAAAGTACACAAAAGCAATCGTTGAACGCATTGTCGAGTTCGTAAAGACCGACACGTTCACCATCGAGGAAATATGCGCAAAGGTCGGTATTTCCCGCCGTTTGTGGTATCAATGGCGCGATGACCACCCCGAATTTGTGCAAGCCCTTGAAGATGCAGAGCGTGACCGCATGGAAATGTTTGTTTTGGAAGCCAAGAAATCCTTGTTGAAGAAAATCAAGGGTTATGATGCCAAGGAAACCAAGGTCACGACCATTCCATCCGGCAAGATGGAAGCAGACGGCAAGACACCGATTCCGAAAATCAAGGAACAAGTCACGACAACCAAGCATGTTGCCCCGGACACGGGCGCAATCATCTTTGTGTTGACCAACGGCGACCCCGACCATTGGAAGAACCGCCAAAACGCGGAATTGACGGGTGCAAACGGCGAACCGCTTGTGAAGCCCGCCCGCGTCTTGACCAAGAAAGAAGCAAAGGAGTTTATGAAACAACTTGAAGATGAAGTCTAAATGAATAACCAAGTCCGAGACATCGACCTATTAAAGACGTGGTGTTTGTCAGACACATTGAACTTCACCCGGTATTTCTTCAAATCCCGGTTTCACAGAAAGTTCGTTGTCGGCAAGCACCATCGGATGATTGCGGACGCATTGAACGATGTCTTGGCCGGGAAAACAAAGAAACTAATCATCAACATTGCACCCCGTTACGGAAAGACAGAACAAGCCGTCAAGAACTTCATTGCGAATGGACTTGCCATGAACCCAAAGGCAAAGTTCATTCATCTTTCATATTCCGATGACCTTGCCCGTGACAATTCACGCGGCGTTCAAGAAATCATGCGTGACCCGGAATTTCAACGTCTGTTTGATGCGAAACCGACTTCACCGAACACGAAGAAATGGTTCACCAAGCAGGGCGGCGGGTTGTATGCCGTATCATCCGCCGGACAAGTAACGGGATTCGGCGCGGGTCTTGTTGATGAAGTCAAAGATGCCGAATCCGACAAAGAACTTGGCGAAGCCCTTGACGAATTTTTGCCGGAAATAGATTGCACGTCATTCGGCGGCGCAATCATCATTGATGACCCAATCAAGCCGGATGATGCCTTGTCCGCCCTTGTGCGTAACAAGGTGAACAACAAGTTTGAATCGACCATCCGCAACCGTGTAAACAGCCGAAACACGC